TGGTACGGAAAGCTCGAAAGCAAGAGCGGGCTGAATGTGAAACACAGCATTGTGTCACTTGGCGGCGTGATCGATAGTTCGTACACCGGCAGCATTGTTGCGAAACTGTACAATTTCGGAAACGAAGACTATGTGTTCGAAGCGGGAGACAAGATTGTACAGATCGTATTCATGCCTTGCGGAAGCTTCAGCCTGACACAAGTGGATGAGCTGGAAGAAACCGAACGGGGAGACGGTGGGTTTGGGAGCAGCGGGAAATGACAGAACCAAGAAAATATGAATACAAAGGAATGATGCTGACGCAGAAAGAAATCTGCATCCGCACTGGAATATCACAATCAACAATATCAAACCGACTGAGGAGCGGGATGACAGTTGCAGAAGCAGTTGCTCAGGGAATTAACCCGGGAAAAATCACGCACAGGTCGACAGAGACCATTAAAACGGGAGCGTTCATCGAATCTGCAAAACGAGGAACTGACATGCAGCGGGTCATGGAGGTATTCGAGACTGACAGCACAGGGCAGCGGAGAAAGAGGTGGAAATTCCTTAGTGAGAATGAAGTTTACAAAATAAAGGAAAATTGCCGAAAATGTGAACACGCCTCAATGACCGGAACAACGGTATCAGGATGCAGCTACTATGATAATGTCGGACATTGCAGGAGGTGCGATCCCCGAGACTGTAAATCACTAGGCTTCTTTGAAAAAAAGAAGCGAGGCCCGAAGCGACACAAGTTACCAGGCGTATTTCATTAGCAAAGCGTCCCACGCATGGAAACCAACAAAAATTCTGGAGCAAAAATAAAAACAAAAAGTAGATGTAATTGTGTGCATGCAACGTAACGTATTGATCAGCCTTCGATCCCTGGGCGTGGGCAGGGAGAAAGGAGGCAAGGAATTGGGGGAGAAAGATGCCAAAAGTAAGAGCCGGATGGAACGGACAATATACACTGACAACGCATGAATTCTATACGGTCTATCATTACGCATTGCAATACAACGACTGGGTGCGGGAGTGTGAAGATGCGGCCAATAGGTCGAAGGGCATAGACAACAGCAAAGAAAAGGTGCAGACAAGCCCCAACCCGGACGGAGTGGAGAACGCGGCAATCCGGCTCAGTGAGCTGCACGACAAGATCCGGACCATAGAGGATACTGTGAAGGCAGCGGCTCCGGAGCTGTACCCGTGGCTGATGCTGGCGGTAACGACGGAAGGCGTGACATACAAATATCTGGCCGGGATGGAAAAACCGATTCCGTGCGGGAAAGACTATTATTATCTTCGCCGAAGAAGATTTTACTACATGCTTTCACATAAACTGCCGTAATCAGGGGACATGTCAACATGTTATATTAATAGCATGGCAATCGGTCAGGAGCGCGAGAGAATGTTTCTGATCGGATGCCGCGGGGCGTCACACACAGCCAAAACAATTGTTCCTCCTATAGAACATCATGAACACCTTCGATTCTTTTCATTGATTCGGCGCCCCGCTTAATAAAAGCCAAACTTCTTTCTGATATTGCTTGACATATCGTGTACGATATGATATTATAATATCAGAAAGGAGGTAACAAGCAGATGGGAAAGAAAAAACGAAAAAAGAAAAAGCGCCTACGAAAAAAGATCCTCATGATTCTATCAATCATCAGCCTGATAGTTTCGATAATTGATGGAATCAAAAACCTTTTAAGGTAAGCGCAAGGGCGGTGGCAACACCGCCTGATATAACTATAGCCCATCTGCAAAAATAAAGCTATGAAAAAAGTGTTAATTGTTACGCAGATTGCTTTATTGACAAGCATAATCGCAAAGATGGTTACAAGCGAGGTAGATAAACTTGATGCCATATCAGCTATTCTACTATTGGTATCAACTGTACTAAATATTCAGGAGGTGGTACAGGATGCCAAGTAAGCAGTCGGTTGCTACAAGAAAGTACGAAGAAAAAGCCGGTTGGATATCGCGAACCTATAAGCTGCGCAAGAAGGATGTTGACGAATTCAAAGAAACTTGCGAGCGGTTGGGGGTGAGCCAGGCCGGACAGCTCACAAAGATGATGAGAGAGTTCATCGAACAACACAAAGAGTAACAGAGAGAGGACAGCTTAACCGGCTGTCCTTTTTCGTACCGTGAAAGCGAGGGGAGTTGCATGGTGGGTTTTATTATCGGACTGCTGATAGGTATAGGCGGTACAGTGTTTGCGATCGCAATGGCTCAAGCCGGCGATGATGATTGAGGGCAGCGGTATGAATGGAGAACGGTACAAAGATCCGACAGCTGACGAAGCGGTGAAGCACGCAGACAGGACGCCGGAACCGGTGATGAAAGTAATCTACCTGCTCCGGGATATTGCAGGACTTGCCGGCTTCGAGATCGTCGGAAGGATCTGCCTGAAGGATAAAAGCAGCGGAAAAGAATACCGGTGAACAAAAGCTACCCGGGTGGGATAGTAAAAAATACCCCCGGGGTACTGCTCATAAAATAGAATACCGGAGGGGATGTCATGCAGCAGAAGAAGCCCCGGAGGGCCGACCACCAGGGGCCACAGCGCCACTTATACGAACATAACAGAAAGATTATATTCGCCACGCAAAAGATCTGTGCCATATGCGGGAAGCCGGTAGACTTCTCGCTGAAGTTCCCGGATCCGATGTCAGCAACGTGTGATCACATCATTCCGATCGACAAAGGCGGAGATCCTTCGGCGATTGACAACCTGCAGCTGGCACATCTGTGCTGCAACCGAGCAAAATCAGATGACATTGTTCGCAAAGTGAAGCACAAAGAAGAAGTAATTACAAACAGAAATTTGCCACAGCACGCTGACTGGATATCATATAGGGCAAAAACCAACAGAACGTAGCCGCAGAAACATGGCGGGGGCAGGGTATACCGCCCCAGGCCTCCCGACCTTCAACCTGCCGTTACTGCACACACTCTCTCGAATTTTTAGACTATTTTGAGGTAAGCGGATCAAATGAAGGGAAAAGAATATTTACAGAGAAAATTAGAGACAAAAAGAACACGAGTCCTGCTGAGATACCGTTATTACGAGCAGAAAGAAAGGTATCAGGACTTGGGAAGCCTCATATCTGCCAGAAAGGCGCAGGAATACAATTCCGTTCTTGGGTGGTGTGCACATGGCGTGGACTTTCTTGCGGACCGGCTGAACTTCACAGGGTTCGACAATGACGTCCTGAATATCATGGATCTGTATAATCAGAATAACCCGGATATTCTCTTTGATTCTGCAATACTCGGCGCACTGATCGGTTCATGCGATTTCATTTATATTTCAGCAGGGGAAGACGGTCAGCCGCGCATGCAGGTTATTGACGGGGCAAACGCAACAGGAATCATTGATCCGATAACCAATATGTTGCAGGAGGGTTATGCGGTTTTGGAGCGTGACCCGGACACGGATCAGGCGATGGTGGATGCCTATTTTTTAGCAGGAAGTACTACGGTTTATTGGCGATCCACTCCGCAGAGAAAGGCATACAGCAAGGTATTTAAAAACATATCGCCATACCCGCTTCTGGTCCCGATCATCTATAGGCCGGACGCACGGCGGGTATTTGGACATTCCAGAATTTCCAGATCCTGTATGAACCTGATGAACAAGGCGCGGGCCGCGATAGCGCGGTCGGACATCACGGCCGAATACTACAGTTTCCCGCAGAGGTACGTTCTTGGGCTGGCGCAGGACACGGAGTTTGATAAATCAAAAGCATCGGTGTCTTCGTTCCTGGATCTGCGAAAAGACGAAGACGGGCAGTTTCCACAGGTTGGGCAGTTTCCACAGAACAGCATGCAGCCGTATATGGACCAGATCAAGACCTATGCGCAGGCTTTTGCCGGTGAGATGGGTATGACTGTTGATGATCTCGGCTTTTCCTCCAGTGCGCCGACATCTCCGGATGTAGTACGATCCGCGCATGAATCGCTCAGCAAGACGGCACGGAAAGCCCAGAAGACGTTCGGATCTGGTTTCCTGAATGCCGGATACCTGGCAAGAATCATTGCGGATAACTACCCATATCAGCGGAAGGCGCTTGCGGAAACCACACCAACTTGGGAACCGGCCTTTGACATGTCCGCATCTCAGATTTCAGGAATAGGAGATGCTGCAGTGAAACTGAATCAGGCGGTTCCTGGTTACATCACTCAAGATAATCTGAAAAAACTGACGGGTATGGACGGATCCGCACAGAATACCCAGACTGAGGTTTGATAGATGGCAAAAGCAATTTCGGAAGCTGTACAAAAGGCTGCGACCAAATATGCGGACACATTGCAGGAGATAAAAGACGAATTCGCGAAAAGATGTCAGGCTGATAAAGAAATCAGTTCACTGCTTACCAGAATTCAATCCGGATCCGGATCATACGAAGACGCCTCAGAAGCTTCCAGACGTCTTGGATCAGAGTTGTCAAAGATCTATACACAGAAGATGAGAGACGCCTATGACATCGATATATCGGCGAATAGTGGTCAAATTGACGATATCCTCAGGCAGACACTAAAGCATGATTATGATACGATCACAGAACTTTCCAAAGCGACCCAGGAAAGCCTTAACAAAACAGCTGGAATCAATATGAAGGCGGTTGTTCCAGAGTACAATGTGAATCGTACTGAAGGCATCATCTCTCGTGTCGATGAGTTCTCACAGCGCAATCTGGACGCTGCCATGAACGAACTTGAGACAAATATAGTGAATTATTCGATGTCTGTTGTCGATGATTCAGTAAAGGCAAATGCAGATTACCAGTTTAAGGCCGGGATGGTACCGAAGATCAAGCGCATCATGCACGGATTCAAGCCGTGTAAGTGGTGCCAGGCGCTCGCTGGAACGTACGAATACCCAGATGTTCCGGACGATGTATACCGGAGGCATCAGAATTGCTATTGTACTGTCACCTATACACCGGTCGGCTCCAAGAAGTCGCAAGATGTGTGGAGTAAGAAGTGGGGGAAAGAAAAGGACTTTGAAAAAAACCAGCGGAAACGTGCAGCTGCGGCGGAAGAGAAAAAAATAGTCGAACAGGAAAAAATCAATCAACAAAAAAGGAAGATTGAGAATGCATTGATAGGAAAAAGCGTTAATGGAGTACAAATTACGGGGATAAAAGAGCATTTAGCGCAAAGATCGATTGAACGAAATATTTCTCCGGAAGACATGGCGAATGCAATTGAAAAACCGCTAAATGATGAATATACTATTAAGTACAACAAACGTAATGAGCCATCATTTAATGTGATTGGAGAAAAGGCAACGCTCGCGGTAAATCCGGATAGTGGATTTGTTATTACTGTACATGGATCGCACTCTAAACTGGTTAACCAGTTGAAAGGCAAGAAGAAATGATTATTCATCTTATCAAAAGCCAAATAGAAGCATTAAGAAGCGAAAATATTTCTTTTAATCCTGAAAGAGACTACCAGGAAGAAGAGTTTGATAATCTGTTGGATGCAATCGCGGATGTTGAAACTGGCTACGCAAATAGCGATGATTTAATAAACGCAGATAAATTTGCCGATATTTATGATTATATACAATCACAGAATACAAATTGGTAAGAGGCACGCGCTTCGGCGAGTGCTTTTTTCGATGGAGATGAATTAATATGGCAAAAGATGATTATAATGTTGTGGCATTCAAAATACTGACATATTTGTATGCCTGCCTGAAAAGGATAACTTTGTTTGACGAAGATGTATTCAAGCAGATAATTGATAAGCAGAAAATTGCGGATGAATATCTGACGGATATTTTACACATGATGACGGAAGAGGGTATGATAACGGGATTGGTATTTACCAAAGCATGGGGGAATACATATATTCTGGCAAATGAATACGGAGATATGAAAATCACCTCTTCTGGAATTACATACCTGAATGAAAATAGTACAATGTCAAAAATCAAGGATGCAGTTAAAGACAATACTGGATTGATTGGCGAGCTGGCCAAGATGGTACTGTAAATCGCAAAAAATAAATGATAACGAAGACGATCAGTAATGATCGTCTTTTTTGATGGAGAAAATCAGCATGAGAGAGATCAGAGCACCGGTTAGGAGGTGGGATTAGGTGGGAGAACGGCAAGGCCGACAGACTCCCACAAAATCCTATACACTACCATACAGCAAAACCAAAGGCAAAGAAGCAATAGAGCTATACAACAGTGCAAAATCAGATGTAAAGGCAATGCCCTGGCAGGAACTATTAACCTACGATATTCTTGCCGTAAACGATGAAGATTGCTGGGTTCATATGAAATACGGCTATGCGGTCAGCAGGCGAAACGGAAAGTCAGAGCTCGGCGTGATCCGGTGTCTGTACGGTGTGAAACACAGCGAGCATATTTTGTACACTGCACATAGATCCGATACGGCAAGGGCGATCTGGGAGAGGGTCTGTGACTTTGCTTCATCTCTTGGGTTCAAATTCAAGACGTATTCTTCTTTTGGACGAGAGGGCATTGAATGGCACGATCCGGATGCATCGAATGAAGAAAAGCAGCTGAAGCACTTCAAAATTGACTTCAGGACAAGAAATTCCGCCGGAGCCGGTCTCGGATCAGGGTATGACTGCCTGATCATTGATGAAGCGCAGGAGTATACAACAGAACAGGAATCATCTCTCAAATATGTGGTTTCCGCATCACCGAATCCGCAGACACTGTATTTCGGAACACCGCCTACATTGGTATCCAGGGGAAATACCTTTCCGCAGATGCGAAAAAAGATCTTGTCCGGAGAAATGGCGGATTCCGGATGGTCGGAATGGTCCGTCGATTCCATGCACGATCCGCAGGACGTAGACGCCTGGTATGAAACGAATCCATCATTAGGGATTCGGCTGCAGGAACGTGTGGTAAGAGCGGAAATCACTACAGACGAAGTGGATTTCAATGTTCAGCGTTTGGGGCTTTGGCTGTCCTACAATCAGAATGCATGTATTTCCCCGGCTGAGTGGAACTCAGGCGTTGTTAATGAATTGCCGGATATATACGGGAAGCTATACGCGGCCGTAAAATACGGACACGACAATGTAAACGCGGCGCTGTGCATTGCGGTCAAAACAAAATCGCACACAGTATTTACCGAAGTGATCGACTGCAGGCCTGTGAAGGCCGGAAACGAATGGATCATCCATTTTCTGAAAAATGCAGACATCCAAAAAGCTGTTGTCGACGGAAACGGATCCAAGACACTAATAGAGCAATGCAGTGTTGTGGGATTTAGAAAAATCACAAGCCCGAAGGTCCAGGAAGTGATTCAGGCCAACAACGATTTTGAACAGGCTGTTTTTTCCGGCAACTTGCAGCATATGGAGCAGCAGTCTCTGGACGAACTGGTAACCAACTGCGAACACAGAGCGATAGGTTCGAATGGAGGATTCGGATATAAAACATTGGTCGCGGGAAGAGATGTAACACTGATTGAAGCGAATGCACTTGCCTATTGGTTGTGTGAGACATCAAAAACGGCAAAACAGGTTGTAAATTATTAACCGGTACACACGGGTAAATGGGGGAGGAAAACAACATGACAGAATTTAATCCAATTACAACGCAGGAACAGTTAGACAGTATAATCGGCGAACGGCTGAAACGTGAAAAGGAGTCAACCGCAAAGAAGTATGAAGGCTGGATGTCTCCGGATGACGCCGGCAAGGTCAAGGCCGGTTACGAAAAGCAGATTGCAGATATGAAAACGGCAGCGGAAAGCGCCGCCAAGAAATATGCGGACTATGATAAACAGCTGTCTGATCGTGATGCAAAAATCAAAAATTACGAGACCGCTTCGGTAAAAGCGAGGGTTGCACATGAAACAGGCTTATCGTATGACGCAATACAGTTCCTGCAGGGTGATGACGAGGAAAGCATTAAGGCTTCTGCCGATTCACTGAAAGCACTTATGGGTTCCACGAAAACGGAAACTACTCCATTGTCTAATACAGATACAGACGATGGAAGCGGTTCAGAACTCAAGGGTTTATTACACACATTAAGAGGAGAATAAATTATGGCTACTTCTACAAATGCAATTCTGACACCAAAAATGGTAAGCGGGCTTTTCACCAAGGTAAAAGGACACTCTTCCCTTGCAAAGCTTTCCGGACAGTCCCCGATCGCATTCAACGGAAACGAAATCATGACGTTTTCGATGGACGGCGAAGCTGCGATTGTCGCTGAGGGTGCAAAAAAGCCCGCGGGAGAGGCGGCGTTTAAACCTGTATCGATTTCGCCGATTAAGTTTGTATACCAGCATCGTATTTCTGATGAGTTTACCAAAGCGTCTGAAGAGGATGCTATTCCCTACCTTCAGGCGTTTACTGATGGGTTTGCCGTTAAAATTGCAAGAGCGATCGACATTGCAGCTATCCACGGCCTGAATCCCATTGACGGAACAGAAGCGGATTCTGTATCCGCAAAATCCTTTGACAAGCTTATCACTCAGACCGTTACCTATGATGTGGCAGCCGCTGACGAAAATATTGACAGCGCGGTGGCGGCGATCCAGGCGAACGATGGAAATATCACAGGCATTGCCATGTCTCCGGATTTCGGAGCTGCTATGGCAAAAATTAAGGTTAACGGCGTTGTGCAGTATCCGGAGTTCCGCTTCGGAGGCAATCCGGAATCGTTTGCTGGTTATGGTTCCGACATCAACAATACGATCAGCTTCAAGGACTCCAAAGACAAAGCAATTATCGGAGATTTCGCAGGTGCATTCCGCTGGGGATATGCTTCCAATGTTCCGCTCGAAGTTATCGAGTACGGCGATCCTGACGGACTTGGAGATCTGAAACGGCAGAACCAGATCTGCCTTCGTGCTGAGGCTTATGTGGGATGGGGCATCCTTGATGTCGAAAGTTTTGCGCGTATTGTTGCGGCGGGCGCTTGAGTATGACGTACAGAAACACAAAAACGGGCAGAATCATTACCGTTTCCAGTTATCTCAGCGGGGATAACTGGGAAGAGGTAAAGCCGGAGCCAAAAACTCCGGCTAAAAAGCCCGTGAAGAAGGCGGAAAAGAGGACGCAGCATGGATAGCTTGGCATCTGTCGAGAATGTGGCAACATATACCGGAAAAGTATATACATCCGGGGAACAGGACAGGATCAAAACACTGTTGGAGGATGCGTCAGGATACATCAAGGCGAAAGCGGATGAATGCGGAAAAAACATCGATGAAATGATTAGTCAAAAGCCGTCGCTGGCATATGTGGCAAAAATGGTCTGCATCAATATGGTCGTGCGTGTGCTTGACGCATCCAACGAAAGCAGTTTGTTTTCCCAGGAATCACAGACAACCGGGCCTTACACATGGTCCGGAACATATGCCAATCCTGGGGCAAAACTTTATCTGTCCAACGCAGAAATGAAGGACCTCGGGCTGTTAAAGCAGACAGCCGGATTTACAGAAATGTATGGTGGCAACGATGATTAAAGGACAAAACATTATCCTGTACGACAAGAAACAGACAGAGACTGATCCGCTTGGCGCTCCCGTTTACGAAGAGACAGCGGTGGAAATCTCAGATGTAATTATAGCTCCTGTGTCATCAGAGGAAGCAATCCAGGATACAGATCTGTATGGGATAAAGACGGTTTATGAGCTTTACATTCCGAAAGATGATGATCATGAATGGAAACACAGAAAAGTTTCCTTTTTTGGCTCTGACTGGCAAACTGTCGGGGAACCGGTACAATACATTGGCGATAACGTTCCGCTTCGCTGGAATAAAAAGGTAAAGGTGGCACACTATGAGTAAAACAAGAGTGGTCCTTAATAAAGCCGCGATCGGACAGCTGCTCAAATCGCAGGAAATGACAAATGCCATTATGCCTTATGCGGAGTCCATTGCGAACAGCGCGCCACATTGCAAAGTGGACAAAACGGTTCTCCGCACCCGTGTGCGCGTTGGTGTTGTGCAGAAAATGACGCATGACGATATGGAGGACCACACATTGTTGAGGGCGGTGCATTTCCAGTGATGATTGAGGTTAAACTTTATAATTTCTTGAAATCCAGACTAAACGATGTCACTGTATGCCTGGAACGGCCGGAGACAAAACCGGACTACTATGTTCTGATTAAGCGAACAGGCGGAATGGAAACAAATTATATATCCGGAGCGACAGTAGACATCATTTCAAAGGCACCTACGCTTTACAAGGCGATGGAGCTGGATGAAAAAGTTCGAAACGCTATGCGTGATTTTATCAATGTGGACAACGTTTCTTCCTGTACCCTTAACGCCACAGGAAACTGGACGGACACAACAACGCATGAATACAGATACCATTCGACATTTATTATAAAATATATGGAGGATTAAAAAGTTGGCTAATACAGCTGGTAACGTAACAACCGGAAAAGCGAAAGTAGGTGGTGCAGTGCATTGGGCACCTGCCGGAACCACCCTCCCCAAAGATGCAGTAACAGAACTGGCCGAGACGTTTATTTCACTTGGCTATTGCTCTGATGATGGTTTAACCAACAGCTCGGCACCTGATACCGATAAGGTAAAGGCGTGGGGCGGAGATACGGTAATGAGTACCAACAACGGGAGACCGGACACATATAAACTTACATTGATTGAGGCGGAAAACGTAGACGTGCTGAAGCGTGTCTACAACGAAAGCAATGTAACTGGAACACTTGCAACCGGAATTACCGTCAAGGTGAATTCTGACGATCCGGAAGAAGGTGTATGGGTTATCGACATGATCATGCGCGGGAATGTAGCAAAGAGAATTGTTATTCCGAGCGGTTCGATTACAGATCTTGGAGATATCACCTACACTGATGGCGATGCAGTGGGTTACGAAGTAACGATTACCTGCACACCAGATACAGATGGCAATACCCATTACGAATACATGAAAAAGGCTGCAACGGCCTAAGAGAGGATCGTTAGATTATGGCGGAAAAACGTTTTACCGGCACAACGAAGTCGGGTTTTAAATTCAGCATTGCGGAATCCGCAGTGGATGATATGGAACTGGTTGATCTTCTGGCTGAATCGGATGATAATTTTCTTCTGTTTCCCAAAATCATCGAAAAGCTTCTCGGGAAAGACCAGAAAAAGAAATTTTATGATCATATCAAAGAGGAGCACGGAAGAGTACCGATCGAGGAAGCAACCAAAGAATTGCAGGAGATTTTCAATCTTTGCAATGCAAAAAACTCCTGACGCTTGCGTCCTATATCAAAAATGACGAAAATGCCTTAATCTGTGATTTTGCGGAATATTACCACATATATGATTACAAACGGCTCCCAGCGCGTTATGCCGGAATTTTAGCTTCTGGCTTGCGCGATGAGAGCCGTTCTGTTATGTCTGCGGCCGGACATGCGATTAATCCTGATACGTATCTTTTGGCTACAATTTCCGACGAATTACAGATAATTATGTATCAGCAGAGGGCGGCAGCGGGAAGCAAGCGCAACACTAAACCTAAACTCATAACAGAAATGTTGGAAAATGCACAGAAAGAAAATGAATATGAATCCTTCGATTCTCCGGAAGATTTTGAACGGAGGCGCGAACAAATCATAAAAGGCGGTTAATTATGGCAGGACAAGCAGGAACAATAGCAACTGCCTATGTTCAGGTATTACCTTCCACCAAAGGTATCGGAAGCAGTCTTACCCAACAGATGCAGGGCCCAAGTACGGAAGCGGGCAATGCGGCCGGAAAAAGTCTTGGATCCGCAATAAAGGGCATGATTGCCAAAATCGGAATCACGGCAGCAGTTACGAAGACATTCAAAGAAGCAATTTCGGAAGGGGCGAAACTACAGCAATCGTATCTTGGAGGTATAGATACAATTTATAAGGAATCTGCTAATTCCATGCGTGGTTATGCAGATGCAGCGGCCTCTTACGGAATATCCGCAAACGACTACGCAGAGCAGGCAGTAAGCTTTGGAGCGGCACTCCGGCAGGCGTTCGGAGGCGATACCCAAAAGGCGGCAGAGTCGGCAAACATGGCCATTATGGACATGGCGGATAATGCGGCAAAAATGGGTACGGACGTAGGCTCGCTACAATATGCATACCAGGGATTCGCAAAACAAAACTATACAATGCTGGACAACCTCAAATTGGGGTATGGCGGAACGAAATCAGAAATGGAGCGACTTCTGGCAGATGCTCAGAAGCTGACCGGAGTTAAGTACGACATCAGCAACCTGGGTGATGTATACGAGGCTATCCATGTAATCCAGGGCGAATTAGGCATTACCGGAGTAGCGGCAGACGAAGCAAAGACAACAGTATCGGGATCTTTTGAGGCTATGAAAGCTTCCGCAAAAGACCTGATCGGGCATATGGCGCTTGGCGATGACATTAAGCCTCAGCTCGTCGCGTTTGGCGGCGCCATTAAGACATTTTTAATGAATCTGATTCCAATGATCGGGAACATACTGAAAATAGTCGGAGAAACGGCAGCGTCAGCAATTGTTGCCGGGATCAAGAAACTTCCGGGCTTGATGACACAGGCAGCAGGATTTTTAAGCGGATTAGCCGACAAGATAAACGGGATAACTGGTCCGCAAATGGATCAGGCTTTTTCGAA